GTCAGTATGATAGTTATCTGTGGCTTTAATTAAAAATTTAGCCATTTATAACTCCTTATTCAGGAAATGTAACGTTTAATGCAGTTACTAAATCTACAGCAGTAAATACTTCTGCAAGGGCTGTCTGTTGTTTTCCTAGAATAGCTCCTGAGGCTGCTTCTAGTAGTGTAGTGTTTTCGTGCACAAGATCTGCAATCTCAGTAACTGTGCTTAAATCTGCTCGATTAGCCACTAAAGCCGATAACATTGGAGTTGCTGGAGCTTCTCCAGTGCCATCCCAAGCTAAGTAAGCTTCAGCTTCGGCTTTTTGAACATACCAAGTTTCCCGTTCTTCTTTAAAGTAGCCACCTGCTTGGTCGTTTAAAGTAGTTAGTCTTAAACTTCCTTCCCCACGAATTTTTGCAGCTTTTTGAGCTACAATATCAGGAAATACAGCAGTAATCTCGCTATCAGGATCTACGCCTATAATTTTAGTCTCTAGATTTAGATCTAATACTGTCTCATTAGTAAATTCAGTAGATACTAACCACCAAGTATCAGTTCCTTTATAGAAACTTTCATGTTTATATCCTGCTTGAGGGGCTACCCCGCTTCCTTGTTTATATATAAAATATGTCATATTCCTTCATCCTCTTCTATTGCGTTTATGAAGTGCTTCTTTAAATAAGGACATTTATGTAATACCTTATAAACTATCCAGTAAAAAGGTATAGGCCATTCTTTATTAAAAGGCACTTCTCCATTGTTTTCTGTTTTATACTTACCTATACGGCTTGATGTAGTTTCGTCGGCTGTTGCACCTTTAATACAGATAAATAAATTTATTCCCTGACTAAGCCAACAACCAAACTCCCTTAACCATGTTTTGTTTGGATTATTAACTTCACTCATTATGCAGGATTTTCAGTAGCCGTGATCTCGATATCAGCAGTTGTATAATTAGCAGTAGCTACAGAACCATCATTTAAAGCTGTAGCGCGTGCCCAGATTTGAATAGTTTGATGTGTAGAAGATACATCCATGTTGGAAAGGTTTAATGAAGAAGCCCAAGAATCTGTGCCATTTGGGGATAATTCCCATGTAATTCCCGTATCTGCACCTGAAATTGCTACTGATACTGAACTATAATTATCAATATTAGTAGTATCATCATTAGCCCAAACAAATAAATCTGTAGAAGGAGAAGCAGTAATAGTGGTAGGACTATTAGTACCGTCTAAGTTAATTGTTACAGATACTGGGTCTGAACCGTCTCCGTCAGAATAAGCATCTGGAGAAGCTGTATTATCTTTTGTTAATTGAATCATAATTTATCCTTAATTTATAGCGACCCAATTAGCCGCCCCAGCGGTATTACCAGCGCACATAAAAAAAGTACTTGTACTAGTATTTAACCACTTATCCCAAACTCTATACCCTGAGTTAATATCATCATTTACGGTAGGGTCCATAATATAACTATACTCCCTGCCTATTGTTTTATCAATTTTACTACCTTGTTTTCTTACAAATATACTACCCGCTACTGCTGAGTCTAAGACTACTGCAAAAGAGTCCGTACTAGACGGGGGCAATGGCTGAATATTCACAAAGGCCCCATCAGTAGAGGTACTGGCATATAGTAAAGTATTAGTCGCCCAGGTACTTGTATCTATACCCTCTACTAATCCTGTTAGTAATACTTTGACTTCAGTAGAGTTTGGCTGAGCATCCTCATACAAAACTCCCAACAGCATTTCATCTTTAAAAGTACCATTATTAATAGCCGGAGCTACTCGTAATGCTGTATTAGATGCGCTAACAGCCATTACAATAGTGCCTTTAGGAATCAATACTCCTAAAGTATTTATACAGTCAGGAATAAAACTATTATTAGCTAAAACTGCTAATTGCTCATTTATATTTATAAAATTAGTGTCTAATTCAGAATTAGTTAATGGAGAGTTTTTAGCGGTAGTACCAACTTCTCTTGTAATTATTTCAGCCATATTATCCCTCTAGGAAAGCTTTTTTGGTATAATCTTCAGCAAAATAGTCTAAAGTAGTATAATCAATATTATAAACTAATTTTACTTTCTCTAATGACGCTCTTAATCTTGTAGATTGTACCTCTGCTAATATAGAATTAGTATTTTGAGATGAACGTAACCGTAATGATTGTAGCTTAGCTTTCAATTAAAAATCCTCTCTGATTTTAATAGTAAAAATTTCATATACAGAATTGATCGTAGTATCGGCATTTGTAACTTCTATTTCAGCTTCATAAAAACCAGCTTCTAGCCCTACTATATAAGACTCAAAGCTAAAGATAGTTTCACCATCTGCTGGGCTACTATCTATCCCTGTAATAGAAAATTGAATTACTGATTCTCCTTTTCTTCGTACATTTAATACTGTAGTTTTACTCCCTAAATCTATAGGAAGTCCAGTATCTTCAGAGGTTATAGTAGCTTTTAATTTTGCTCCAGTATCTCCTGAAACTAAATAGTATGTCATTTTAGCGTCCTTCTATGAACTCCCAGTTTATATCTAAATCTAATTCAGGTAATACTGGTGTTATTTTATCACTTTTCACTATATTGGAGTATACAGATTCATTACCTAAACCATCATGAGCAGTTACGGCAAACCAATGATCTTCATTATCTGGTAAATTAGCTACTACCTGAGTTAATACTAACCCACAGTCTACAGAATTAGAAAATGGAGGAGTCTCTTGATTATCCCAATATAACGTATATCCAGTAACACTCTCAGTTGGGCTTGGATCCCAGCTGAGAGTTACATCTTTGGCTTGAGATATAGTAGCTATAAATATAAATAGGATTGTAGTAATTAAGTATTTCATACCCTACTTCTTTTAGCCATTAAAAAGTTTTTTTATCCAGTTCCAAAACTTGGCTATATAATCTCGTATGAAGTTATGATTGTTAGAACTGGAAGTGTAAAATCCCGATCAAATACTTCATGCTTAGTAGACTCTACTTCTGGATTCCAAGTTTGGAAATAAGTAAGCTCTACTTTATGCTGCCCCGAATAATCAGTAGGCACTAAATAGTCGAAATCTACCGTTCCTATATTATCAACAACTAAATTGTTATTATCATACAGTCTAAATCTAATATCTGTTAAATCATCTGGTGTACTTACATGAATAGCAAAACCTTGCATAGTTTCTCCTTTTTATAAGTTAAATATAGTTTTCATATGATAAAAGTATAACAACACTAATAAAATATGTCAAGTTGAAAATTTTTTATGGTAGTTCATACAGGTAACCTTTCCCTTTATCAGCTAAAGCATTATCTTCTAACCAAGCTCCTACAAGCATATGTTCTTCTGACATAGCTATAGTATACCCAAAATAATCAGAATCAGGTGTGCCATAATCGTTATAATCCTCATAAGTATGTAATAGAGTTCCTGTAGACGCTTCAAACATATAAACTACACCAGCATAATTATTTTCTCCATAAGCTCCAACAGCAGCATATGTATTATTAATAGCTACATCTTCACCAAATCCATCATAGTCTTCAGTACCAGAAGTATTAGGATTAGCTATAGCTTTTATTAAAGAAAAATCGCTTGTTTTGTAGATATAAGCTGAACCAGATAGATAATCATCCTCTCCACTTTCTCCACCATCTGAAGGGGCTCCTACTATTATATAATTACTACTTACATCAACAACTGTACCAAAATGATCATTCTCACTAGCTATAGGGACTCGATTTTCGTTTGGTATAGTATGTATAAAGGCTCCTGTAGAGGGATTGAATATATGAACAGCCCCGCCATCATCAGTATTATCTTCTCCTACGACTAATATATCATTAGTCATGGCTATATCCATGCCGAATTGATACCAATATCCTGGAGTTGGAGATTCAATTCTTATATATGTCCAAGTCCCTAGAGCAACTATGTATACATCTCCTGCCAAGGAGTCACTTCCAACAGTTCTGTGTGGAGCTCCTACTGCAAAATAAGAGTCAGATATACATAAAGAAGCTCCAAAATCACAATTTTCAGGTACAGGGTTATCAAAAGTATAAATTAAACTACCATCTGATACATCAAATATATACACTGTTCCAGCTCCACTAGTAGATGCTGGGTCCTCTCCTCTGGCGGCTACTACTACATAGCTATCATTAATTGCTACATCTCCTCCAAAATAATCATAAGATTGAGAGCCGTATGCATTAGGGTCTTCCAAAGTTAATTTTATACTACCATCAGAATTATTTATAACATAAGCTCTACCAACACTTGTATCCCCGTCTATTTTTTCAGATCTAGCTCCTAATACTGAGTATAGTTGTGAACAATCTATATTTTCTCCCATACGATCATCAGTATTATCTCCTTCTTCATCAGGATTATCAATTACAATTGGAGTATACCACTGTATACCAGAAGATGTAAAATAATGTAATTCAGACCATTCAGTTTCTGAACCATCTTCTAATACATCCTTGCATCTCCATTTATATTGAGTATTATGCTCTAATCTAGGAGTGACCACTGTAGTGTTAGCATCTATCTTTTCTTTAAATATTGGAGAATAGAAATTTCCAGTAGCTAAATCTAATTCAAATGCTCTATATATTCTTTTCATAACTACTCCTTATACATACTAACACTAGAAGTAGCATTATTATAAGATATGGCAAATACATCTTTATTATCATTTACTGTAATATAGGGGCCGATTGAGCTTCCCCAATTGGAAATACTCTTAAATTGTAATGATTTTGGATTGTTAATATAATAAGTGATTACATTCCCGTCATTAGTAGCTATAAATAACGAGCCCCCTACTATAATGCTCTTATTTAAAGATTCACTATTAGATATACTAAAAGTGTAGTTATGTGTAGAAATTATTTCCATATAGTCATTGAAAGCATCTATTACTAATACTCCCCCGTTTCCATCATTATATGTCCAAGAATTAGCGTATAGTATTTTATTAACAGTATCATATGCTAAAGTACCGATATCCTCTATACTATCAAATTTTTTATTAATAATAGGTACTATAGTATTAATGTTAGAAGTGTCAAAAACATTTATATCTCCGTGCCAATCAGATGTATATATTCTTGATGTATCTATATCCGCACATATATCTTTAAGACTATACGCTGCGTTTAAGTCATCTCCATTAACGTTTGTAGTACATACATCTAATATACTCATATTAGAGGGGTCTGTTACATCTATAGTTACTATTTTTCCGGCAAATAGTAAAGCTATAGCAGAATTTGATACAGCACATATATCCCTAACGTAAGAAGAATCATCATAGTCAATATCACTACTACGTAGCGCTTGTGTTATAGTTAAATTAGAAGGATCAGAAATATTTATAGAAAAAATAGCTGTATTACCCCAAGCAAATAAATGATCTGTATGTGCAGGTACAGAAGTAATATAAAATCCATAAGTAGCATACTCAGTACCGTCATTAAGTAATATTTTATTTAATTCAGACGAGAAATCTACTCCACTCATAGAGTAAGAAGCTACATACGTGTAGTATGGGCTTTCTGCTTTAGCAGTAGTATGAAAATAGTACCCTCCCATAAGCACTCCTTGATAATGTCCATATATATAAGGAGATGTTGTAGCTATTATATCATCTGGATAGTTCAAATAATATTCATCATTAAGTATAAAATCAGGTCTTAAAGTTGTAGTGAAATATTGTAACTCTGACCATTTAGTTTCGATTCCTGAATCTAACACATCCTTACATCTCCATTTATATTGTGTATTTACTTCTAGATCGGGCACAATAATGGATTTATTACTTTCTACTCTAGACTCGAATACTGGACTTGAGAAGTCTCCAGTAGTTAAGTCTACTTCGAATACTCTATAATCTCTATTCATTTAAATGCCTTAATAAATAGTGTATGTTTGTGTCTCATACACTCCAGAGTCAAATGTATATAAGTAATTATTATTTATAGTAAATCCTAACAACTCATCCTCTGTATTATCTGCTATACTTAAAGAATTTTTATTACTTATATTTATAGCATATATAGCGGCATAGCCGCTGGTATCTTTTCTTGTACATAATATATAATTAGAATCTAGAGATACTAATGTAGCTGTATAGTTGGTGGAAGCCCCAGACTCATATAACCCTTCAAATAGGCTTATAAAGGAGGGATTTTCTGGAGAAGCTATATTATATACAGCTATTTTCTGGTATGAAGTATAAATATATAGATATCCATCATTTGCTATAATTTTTATCGGATATATAGACGTATCTTCTATAGCATGTTTTTTTACAAAAGAAGGTGTACCATTAGATATATTATAAATAGTTATATAGTATATATTTAAATACTCTTCTAATATATAAATATATGCTCCTGAATTAGCAATACCTGTGTAGTCAGAATTTCCTACATCAATTGCGCTAACAGTTATAGAGTCTATATCTGTAATATCTATGGTGGTCAAAATTCCATCTCCTACACAATGAACATAATCTCCTACAGGAATACTTTGTCTTGTAGGGCATTTATTTGCTATTCCAGTACTAAGCGGGCTTTTAGTAATAGCTGTAGTAGGGTCTGTTATATCAATTAAATTTATTTGTGTAGCGCTAGCTTGCGGAATAAATAAATGATTTTTAGATATACAAGGCATAAGCGTAGTACTCCCCCCAGAATCAAAATAATTTTCATATGAAGGAATATTATTTACTAACTCATATACATAAGTATTTCCATTAGATGTTCGTATACCTAGTAGATACTTACCATCTTCTGTTATTAATGGTGCATCAAAATAGTCCGATGTATACTGCCCATCTACTTTAGTAAAATCTATAGGTATTACTGGTTCTACATATACTGTATTAAAGTATCTTACTGCCGACCATTTAGTTTCAATACCAGAATCTAACACATCTTTACACCTCCACTTATACTGAGTATTAAGATCTAGCCCAGATATAACCGTAGTATTGCCTGAAATAACCTCTCTAATTACTGGATCGGTGAAGTCTCCAGTAGTGATATCAATTTCAAATACTCTTCTATCTCTATCCATAATCTACTCTATATTATGTATTAATTTCATATTAAGTTCATTAATACTATGAGATAATACAGCATTTTTAGTTATTGCACAATCTGAAGTATCTATAGTCTTATGTTTAATGCCAGCATCTATGCACTCTTTGCAAGCATTACATTTATTACAAGGGTTAAATATGTTATCCTTAACTACTGGATGTGAGCAAGACCATGTTGGTAGATAAGAAGGTATTAAATTGTAGCAATTAAATTTTTCCATGTTTATTAAAGGTCTACGCATTTCACATACAGAGTACCAATCATACGATTCTATTAATAATTTGCTTAATTTACCGCCAAATTGCCATCTAGGGGGGATATTATCTGAAAATGATTCCCCATACTCTGGAGTTACACACTTTTTTAATATATCGTCTGTTTTAGTAGCTCCATTTATTATATTATCATATTTAGTACGTTCATTAGAAAACATAACCCCTATAGTTCTATATAGTAATAGATCCTGAGCTTGTGGATTTAAATGAGATAAGATAGGTGTATGTAAATGAGCATCTAAACCTAATTCCTTCATATATTTATATAATTTAATTACTGAATAAAGTTCTGGTATCCACTTATAGTCAGTTCTTCTAATCTGTATATGTAATAGATCGAATCTACTCGATATATCCTCTTCTATTAATTTAAATACTGAAGCTATACTATCCAGGCCTCCTGATAGCAGTACTAGATAATTCATTTGGTTTTGCTCCTGTCTTTTAATAATAAAGCTATCAAAGTTTTATTATCAGCAATAGTTAGTAGTTCATTTATATCTTCTTCAGATGAAGAATTATTAAACTTTTCTAGTAACTCTTCATCTGATAATGCTGATTTCTTATCTCTAACTTTAGTATGTAACATACCATTTTTTATCTCATAATTTTTTGAAAATTCCATAGGAGTTATATCATTACTCAATATAGCGAATCTACAATCTGATCCATGATGTTTTAATACTTGTCTTTCATGTGCATATATCTTATCTTCCGGTATACTACATTGGATATGGATTATGTCATCATTAGAGTTTGAATATGTAACTATTGTTGCCATTTATAATTCTCCTATTTTATGGTGAAGTAAACTCAAGTTTAATTTTTGAAATATTTTCTGGCATATATGGGTATGGAGTAACTGATATAATATACTCATCCATTCCAGAGTCATATACTGTATTGACTGTAGATGCATAGTCATATAAATCATGCCATGTAGAGTCATCTGTACTATACATAGACATAGTAATAAAAGTAAAGCTAGCTCCATCTATTGTTTTTACATGAATAGCGTCCGCATTAGGAGTATAAGACCCAACAACACCTATTTCAGTATTTATACCTATTATATTACCTGAAGGTACTACCATTTCTCCAAATACTACACCTTCATCATTGTTATCCATTATATAAATATTATTAACAGTAGAGTTATTTACCCAGTCAGAGTAAAAATCCCAATCAGACACCCCATCTATATAAGAACTTCCACCAGTAGTAACTACCAATCTATCTGCAGTAGTACTTATTACCCCAGAATCTGAGGCTTGTATAGTAACCATACCTACTACCCCATTCGTAGTTGCTGCAGTATCTCCTAAAGACACAATTCTACCGTCGGACTGTAATCCATATACATCCCCTGAACAAGCTGAAATATCTACAATATCAGCCCAGGACGACGTGTCATTACTACCTGTATATAATACTGTGCCATCTGATTTTAATCCGTATACTGAGATTATGTCACAACATATAGAGGCTACATCAGTCCATAAACTAGTATCTAGAGATGTGCCACTCCAATATGCATGATAAACGGTTCCATCATCTTTTACTCCAAAAGCATCGTTATTAGAGGTGGCTATATCAACTACTCCAGTCCAAGTAGCTGGATCTGTTCCTAAATCATACGTTGTACCAGCAGTAACTACAGTTCCGTCCGACTTTAATCCTAAAACACAATTATTACCTACGGTGGCTTTCACTATATCTGTCCAAGAGCTTAAATCAATATTATTAGGACTTATATCTGCAGTACCATCTTCTTTAACTATAACTACTCTTTCCCCTTCTGTAGCTAATGCATGAACATATACTATATTTAACTCATTATCAAAAGATGTAGTAGTAGTTGACAATAATGATCCATCATGCCTTAATCCATAAGAATTTAATCCAGAATCAGCTAATACCATCCAAAAAATTCCGCCGTCTAATTCTACACTTACTGACACATCTTCCTCATTATTATCTGGACTTACTGGTCCTGGTCCTGCTAAAGTTCCAACAGCATATACAGTTCTACCTCCTTCTATAGCTATATACTTCATATCTATAGTAATAGAGGCATCTCCACCTTCACCAGTTATATCTGCTGATTGAATTGTAGCAGACCCATCTATAACTTGTACTCTTATTCTTCTAAACCCAGTAGTATAGTTTGGAGCTACAAATTCTGGAGAAATCCATACATAAGATCCGTACATTTCAGGAGAAGTAAAAGCTACCCAGTCCCCGGCTAGATGAGTTTTCTCGTAGCTGATTATGACTCGTCCTTCTGTAACTGATGTAGTCCAATACCCTTCTCCTTCAGAAACATATTGGAAATATGTATATGCTGAACCTAACATAAATGATAGCTTTATACGCTGTACTGCATCAGAGCCGCCTGATGCAGTATGATAATCTATATATATATACCTACTACAAGGAGGGTTATCTACACCAGATCCAGCAGGATATTCAGTATCTAGAATAGCTGTGCAATTATATCCTAAATCTATATTTAGAGGGAAGTTTAGAGTATCCACCCCTTCATTAGTATAAACTCCTCTAGGCTCAAATCCGTCTGTAGTAATATTGGCTGCTTCAATTTCAATGTAATTATCATAAGTCCCATTGCTATACACTGCCATCCTTTTAATGACGCAAATAACATTAGGAGGACTAATAAATGGTGGTGAGAAGTATACCGGAGTACCTGTAGTGCAGTCCCCTGTTTCGGTTCTTGATAAAGCTGTGTACAATACATTATTTCTAAATAAGCCAACACTTCCAGGAGTTATTTCGGCATATCTATTATACTCATTATCAATTACTCTCAAACCCCCAGAATAAACCTGTGTCCTAGCAGAGATGGCATTAGCTGTATTATCTGCCCCTTCTGCTATACCATCTAATTTATCGCTAGCTACTGAATCTAACCCTGATAAATCGGTTGGAGCATCAGATATATTACTATACCCTGAAGAGCCTGCATTTAATGTTATAGTACCTTCAGCAGCTAAGGACATGTCTCCAGTTGCTTCATCAAAATCTAAATAATTAGTAGAATTTCCTAAATGTATATTACCGTCTGATACTATATTTACATCACCAGTAGCAGGGTTAAAACTTATGTAATTAGTACTATTACCTATATTAACATACCCATCAGTATCTACATAGAATCCTGCATCTGTATCATCAAATGCAGTCTTGTTTCTAGAATTAAGTATGCCGGTTCCTCCAACATTATTTAATGTTAATCTACTGGCAACATTTAAATCATTAGTAATAGTAGAGTTTGCTGCTAGAGTTTCTGCTGATAGAGTTCCATCTACAATCATAGAACCATCAACATACTCAGTAATTACAGAACTAAAGTTTGTGGCTGCTACTGCAGTACTACTGTCTGTAGCAGATCCAATATATATTCTAGTGGCGGATAGTTCTGCTGATTCATCAGATACTGTTATTCTATCGTTAGGGCGTATAAACCCGTCTAAATTAGTATCTGCTATTACTTCTGCAGCTACATCTTGAGCGGCAGTATCAGTTAAAGTACCTACCCAGTCTACTACTGTAGAAGCTTCAATACCTGAGGTAGACTCTTCGAAAGTAAAAATACTACCACCTCTAGAACCTGCTGGAGGTACATCTGATAACAGTCTAACATCAGCCCATTCAGAAGGAGCTATTACATCAGTATCTTCCGTACTGCTAGCCGTTGCAATACTAACCCATAAATATCTAAATCCAGTAGTATATGTAGGAATTTCAGCTGTCCATCCATTATCTGGACTAGTTAAACTACCATCAGCAAAAGTATAGGTAGTATTATTAGTAGGTTTGGCTGGGGCGGAGTCTGTAGTAGTTCTTTGATATATAAAAACACTAGATACATTTAGACCAGACTCCGCAATTAGTGCTGGAGTAGACCAATCTGTCGAACTTATATCATATGTGTCAGTATTACTATATGCAGATGCAGATACTGCGTATACAGGTAGTGTGCCTACAGGTATAGCTTTCTCCCAACTATTTCCAGGAGTCCAACTTGCTGTACTAAATGTATATGTTACATCCCCTGGGTCTGATGTAGGAGTAGTTGCGGATCTTAAATAAGCAGTCAATGTTGCAGCATTATAACCAACTGTTCCATCTGCGCCAGTCATAACTTTAGTAAAGGTTATAACTTTATTAGCTATAGTACTTCCATCATAATTATCTATAATAGGTACAGTTAAGCTTCCTTCAGTAATAGTAGTACCAGACAATATAGGAGAAGAAGCATTAAGCGTTATAACTCCTGTAGTAGTATTAACTACTGCTACCACATTAGTTTCTACTAAAGTACCATACTTATATGAATCCCCCATTACAGCAGAATCATCATAAGCGTAGGTTATGCCATTTATCCTTATATCAAATGAGCAGTCAAATGTTGTACCATCAGCCGTACCATCAGTATCAGCATAAAACGTATGATTACTATTACTAATATCAGTACTCCATACTAGTACTGGCTCATCTTTAGTGAAACTTATTCGTTTTTCGGCTATTACAAATCCACTAGCATTATCAATTATTTCTATATCTGCGTATGCAGTCATAGTAGTAGCTACAGTACATATATTTGAAGTTACTCTATCTACTGTTATATGACCTAAAGCTGCTTCTACATTTACATCTGACTCTGTTATAGTCCCGAATCTCCAAGAATTTTCATCATAAGGAGATACGTCATCAAATGTATAAATTATACCATCTTTTCTGATAAGATAATTACAAATAAAATCAGAAGCATCTTCTACTATACCTCTAGGGTTTGGTACAAATTTATAAGAATCTAAACTAGTAGTAACATTCCATGCCGAGCTGGCTTCATTTACAATAGCAATAGTTTGATAGACTAAATAAGTATTTTCAGCCCCAGTAGAACTAATAATAGTAACGTCTAAAGCTATAACTCCACCACTGTCTCCAGGGTCTCCTGTCATAGCAGATAATGTAGTTGTAACGCCATCATTAGATAGCGTACCGTAGGTAGAAACAGTAGTTTCTGTTGTATTAATTTCTACTTTATAAGAAGATAAGGAAGAACTTGTATCATCATATACTAAGTGTTCTGGTCCAGAATATACATCAATAGTAGTACTAGAACTTGCTATACCTACTATGCCATCTTCATTTCGTATTAAACTTACATTTCTATTACTAAAAATTATAGAAGGAGCATTTTCTCCATCTATGCCTTTATGCTCTAAATAAGGGGTTAAAATATAATCTGTACCATCATACTCAACTTTACCTAAAATCGCATCTTTGGTAGGGTCTGCTACCCAGTTTCGTTTTTGAAAAGATACTCCTGAAACAGTGACTGGTGCTATAGTATTTAAAGTTATTTCAGTATCACTAACTATACTTCTAACTGTAGTCATGAATTGATTAGAGATCTTTATTAACATCCCTGGAGCTAATTCTGTACTGAATAAAGTACCTATTCCAACTAAGTTATTATTCCCTTGATCAATTGATACAGTTCCAGTACAAGCCATTAATCCATTATCTTCTGCATATAGATTGGATAAATACCCTTGGCTAGTATCGGTATCAGTAATTTTATAAACTGGTTTCCATGGAGATACTGAATCACTTTCATCCAAATACCAGTAACAAGCATCTCCTGCAGTAGTAAGTACATTAGTAAAATCTATATTAGTTTGAGCTTCGGTTCCGCTTACAACTGTATAAATATCTCCTAATGGTGTAGTATATTTATAATCGCCTGGTAAGGTTATTCTTCCATCTTTAAATGAAAAAGCTTGATTTAAATACCCTCCGTACGCAATTCCAAAAGTTTCTGCTATAGGAGTATCCTGAACATCTAACCATTCTGATACTTTTCCATATGTATCAATAGAACGAATTTTTACAGTATAATCTCCAATATCAGTTCTTATACCTGGTACATCCCACTCTAATACGTTTTTTGGAATTACTACACTTTGTAGATTATCTACGGAATCCCAAGTAACATTATATAATATTTCGAAACCATATAAAGCTTTATAAGGAGCTAATACTACATTATCGTTACTGTCTACTTGTTCTTCTAATGGGGGCTCCCAAGAGATATAAGCAGTTCCATCTCCTCTGAATCTAAAATGTAGATTTGTTGGCGGAGGCACTACTGCATCGGTGTAAGGACTTTCATAGTATGGATTATCACTTAAAGCCCAGCCTTTCTCTAATTCATCATACTTTTCTTCGTAATATGTAGATGCAGTAATTCCATAAATATTATCAGATTCTTCTTTTATACCTAATATTCGGAAAGTTTTTGCGTTGCCTTCCTCTTGCGAATCTTTAGTAGTAGCTAAAGCCCAAATAGCTTCTTTATCTGGAACTTCACTAAAAGGGTCTAGAGTACTAAGATTAGTATAAGTACCAGAAGTATTAGATATTAGCCTTCTTTCTAGCCTAGTGTGGGGCGCAAATGAGGTTTTTACTGAAACCCCACTGTCATCTACTACATTTACCGAATCTTCTTCAGTTAACACCCATGATAATAAATCACCTCTACTATATTCTACGGAAGATATAGTAGCAGAATCTTGCTGTAGATAACAACCTGGCTTATCCATTACTATATATAACCAGTAAGGTTCAGTATCATCAATAGTAATTTCTCTATCTATAGGCAGTATTGTAGTTGTAGCCCCTTCACGTAACCTACCACTAAATTGAATCTTTGTAGTAAAACTATCTTGTATCTTTATTAAATCACCAGGAATTAAAAAACCAGCATTTATAGATGTTCTAAAGCTACAAACTTCAGTTTCTAGAGCATTAGTTAGTAAATGCCAATTACCTAGTCTACGAGCTTGCCCTTCAGAAGTAGTACCAAAAGCTACAGCATCTTTAGGTACAATTCTACCTGTATCAATGATATTATCAATATCATCTACAATTAATACTTTCTGTTTATAATTGTCTAACGGATCATTCCATCTTACATTGACTTGGTTGATTCTTGCACGTTGTCCAGTATATTCGTAAGAAAACTGTCCATCTATTACATTTGAAGAGGAAAAGGTGTATAAGGGTTCTTTAGGTTTATCTTGTACTAAAGTTGCTTTCCCACCTATCCAATGTACCATCGCTCTAAATACACTGGCTAAGTCGCTTAATACTTTATAAGACTCTTCGGCTTTAGATAGATATAAGTTACATACAAATCTAGGCTCTACTCCCCCCTTTCCATCAGGTACTAGCTCATCACAGTATTTAGATATTTCATAAAGAGTATAAATATCTATATCATCTTCTGATAGAAAACCCCCCAAACCATATCTAGGATTAGTTACTAAATCGTAAAATACCCATACTGGATTATTAGTATACTCCTTTTGAGCTTTAAAACTTCCATCCCAAAACCCACTATAGTAAGCTTGTTGCTCTAACGGATTACCGGAATCTATAGATTCTCTAGTAGTATAGTTTGAGGGTACTTTTACTTTCTTTCCTCTAATAAGAAAACTTCTCTGAGGTGGTTGTGGAAAATCTTGTGCCGCAAAAGACGTAATAGCATATGCAGAATTAGGATATGAAAATTTATCAGAAATAAAAGCTTCAGCAATATTAAGATTAGCTTGAATAGCTACATCACCGCTAAGGGTGTCACTACCTAAATAATCCTCTTTTGTATCAGGAGTAGTTCTATGAATATCTAGTGTCCAATCTTCAAAGTCTAGATCTGCTACATTTAAGGTTACTTCATAAATAAATTTTGAACGTTTTTGTATTCTTAATACACCACTATCTCTATTATAGCTATCATACCCTTGTGGTAATTGAAAACAAGTAATATGGTTATTGTCTGCTAATTGAGCAGATGCCCTTCCTTTAGTAACTGTAACATCAGTAGATACAACCCTAGTACTCCAAGAAGTACAGTACGCATCTCCTGTTTGATCTCCGCCATCGTACTCCCAATTATCACAATAAGCCTCAGAATAAGTATTAGTGTTAGATGTGCTAGCATACCACCAAGGAGGCTCTGAAGCTAATCCAATTAAGGTTTCTGTATACCATGTCTCATTCAATAGATAATTAAACTTTACATTTATACCAAATACTGCGGCTCTATAATCAGCTTCTTTGTCTACAGAATATAAACCTCTCGGTAACTCTATATTTAATTGCAGAGTATCTACCTCTGCAGCCTGTAAAGTAGTCATTCCAAAATGAGTAGGAGTTAAAGATATTGGGGAACCAGTGCCTCCATAAGAACTAGACCATACCATTGGAGAATTAACTGAACTTAAGTAATTAGCCCCTGAAAAAGGTCTAACTTTACTAGTAGGCAATTCTCCATCTGCTCCTTTTACTAATTCTGCATAAGCATTATTGAACTTATAAGAACTAGTTGAGTCATTATATATACTTACAAGATTAAAGCTAACATTTTCTAGGCTATCATCTACTAGCCCCTCAATTTCTCCTTCTGATAATAAATCATATACAATTGCATATTGATCTTCAACTATAGAAGTATTGGAAGTAGCTGTAGAACTAGTATTAAATGTTGGATTGATATAGGTAGTAGTAGTTCTTGGAGTATAATCCCAATCATGGTCATGGTCAGACCCAGGCTCATCTCCTACACCAAGTCCATTATCGTCATAGAACCAAAGTTGAAAATTCTTTAACTCTTTTAACTCTCTAATAGAAGTATCTAATATAATAAAATCTTGTTCTTTTCTTAATAAGTCACTCATGCTATTGGGCTCCCTTGATAGTATGAGCTAATTGGAGCTCCACCTATTCTTAATTCTCCATAAGCTATTGGTATAGCTTGCCCATATTTTATATTATTAGTAGGTCCATTGAATAAGTAACCATCAGATTCGTTAGCATAATCAGTTCCATCTACCTCAGGAGGAGACATTAGTAATTCAGTAATACCAGAAATTGCTAAACTTACTGCTAGACTAACAGCTAATTGCGCTCCGAAGCCTACAGCACCCCCTTGAGCCATAAAAGAGCCTGCTGCACCCCAACCAGCTGGTCCAGTATAAAAAGCCACAACTATTATTACTATTGCTAGTATTATTTTTACTGCTCCTTTTGCTCCTGCAGGAATTTCTGTAATAATTATATCCTCATCTTCAAGACCAAGCAACAAGTGGTTTTCTTCCGTTAATACTTTTGAGCCTTTAATAATCTCAAAACCTACACCTGCTTCAGCAGCATCTACCATATACTGTCGAAATCCATCTAACTGGCAAGAAAATAGTTTAAAAATATCTTTGACACTTCTACAATTAACTTCATAAAAACTGCCAAATTTATCAGCTATTGAACCATTTAAATATACTTTTTGCATCTTAAAAATCCTTTTAAATATTTCTGCCAGACACCTGCTATTGGCTCTCTACAAGATAACCTGTTATCTGCATGGTGTAAGAATAAATTTCCACCTATATAAATACCAAAATGATTAGGGTTATTAGACATAACATTAAATAATATTAAATCACCTACTTCTGGGCTTGTTACTTTTTCAAACCCTAGGCCTTTTATATACTCTTCCGAGTAGAAGGGTATACCTTCATCTCTCCAATTATCAGTATAATGATCACAAATTGGTAATGTAATCCCTAATTCATTTCTATAGTAGTCTAATACTAATGACCAACAATCATCTTCTTTTTCAATATAGGTTCTCCCAACGTATGGTTTTATTTTATATGAAGGAGTAAATGTATTAACAATAAGAGTAGGAATTGATACTATAGTATATTTTACTTTTAAAAAGTTAGCTGCTTTAATATCTACTTCACTAGGATTAGGCTCAACATCTGGATGGCTATGTACTATAGAGTATATGTCGCCTATCATTGATGCTTTTACGTAGTCTAATCCTGATATAGTGAAATTATTAAATTTATCTTCGGCTATATTATCACAAGGAATCCATACTAGTTCTCCTTGTTTATTTATTATTATACCGCAGCCTTCTTCTGGATATTTACTTTCTAAATATCTAAATATACTACTATATAAATTGATCATTTTAAAACTTTCTAGATCCAGGGAATCCGCCAAAAGGTAACCATATTTTTGTACTCTTATTAACTGTGCTGGCTCCGTTAGCTAAAGGAGCTGCATGAAATCTCATTTTACAAGAATGAATTGTTTTACCGCATTGATCGCCTCTAGTCCAATATCTGGAACCACCAAACGGGTATGATATATGATTATCTGCATCTAATGTTAATATTTTTGGCTGCCATGCTTCTCCATTATATAATACGTATGTACTGAATCTAGAATCTACATATCTTACTATATCTATATTTGAAGCATAATCGATCATTCTATGTACTAATCTCCACTGAGAGGAGCTTTCTGAAGGAGTATCTGTAGCTCCAGCTACTTTAGCTTGCCAATATTTATTTATAGTAACGTCTGATCTAGTACCATCTGAATTGACCTTTGTCATAGCATTACCAGAAGTAAAATAATAACTATCAACAACTGTAGTAGGGTTAGTAGCCCAGTCTGTGGCACTTATATTATATACAATATATTCATCATTTCTATTAACAAATATATCAGTAGAATCGTAAGAGTAAGTAGTATCTAATGTATGAAAATTGCTACACCATTTACACCCTGAAGCTTCGGGATTATCAACTCCATCTTTATACTTCCATGAGCAAGTATCTTTTAGCACGACCCTAAAGGGCAATTTGATTCCTGCTAGATCGAATGGAGCCGCTAATTCTAATGTTACTGATATTGCTGATTTTTCTTTTATTCTATCAATAATGAATACTGTTTGTGGGTACTCTATAGAGCTATTAATTTGTAAATACTCTGCTAAAGTAACTCTGCGAGTTATTCTTTTTCCTATTAAATCTTCAAAGGTTTGCCCCATTAATAATGAGTCATCTAACACTGATAGTACATTACCGATGGTGATAGTGGGTCTATTATACATACCACCTGAATCTATTTCGAAGCCATCAGCTAAAATAGGTATTGGTTCGTAAGTATTACCATCGAACTCTACTTTACTTAAGTCAGAGTCTAGCCCATTATAGAAATATATAGTATCAGTATCTGATAGCTGTATCTCATATAAGCTAACTACTGCTGAGCTTAGTTCTTGTTTTTGAGTTTTTGAAACTATTTCACTCATAATTCATATACTCTCTTAAATGTAGCATTACAACTATAAACATCATCAGATATAAATACAGTATTATAAGTTTCACAAATTACTTTAATTGTAACCTCTCCACCAGCAGATGGATAAGTAAAATCAAATGCAGTAACTCCCTTTTTATCTTCAAAGAAGTCCATAATAGCCTGAATTTCAGTTTCCGATCTATTAACAAAAGCTATATCATGGGTTTCTTTTAAACTATTTATACCTTTAGGGGCTCGCTGTATGTATCCATCTCCAAACTGAGCCATAATAGTAGCAAACTCACCTTTTTTAGTAAGGTTTTTATCAGGCGCTGCCATTGTAGTGCCGTCTAATAATAAAAATCCGTATGCCATTTATGCTGCTCCATATGGGCTTAAAATACCGCCTGGACGTTTCTGTCTTAGTAATTCCTCTTGTACCGCCTGTGATACCATCTGACCTAACCTATTCATTTTTGCATTATCAGAAGAGCTTGACTCCTGTTTTGTTCCATTATCGGATACAGATACATTAACTGTAACATTGTTAACATCAGTGCTGCCCTTCATTTCTACTGGAATTTCATTACCGTTTGGAAGAGGGACTACAGCTTCTTTACCGTGTAAAGTTACAGGATATCCACCAGTTGATCCTTCTGCGATCCCACCTGTGGCGAATCCTGGAATATGAGAACCATTATCTAAAATACCGCCGTATCTACTACCTACTCCTACAGGAACATACCCTCCGCCAGAAACTGCCATACTTCCTCCCATATAGGAGGTAGTTGGCGCAGCTGAGCTTACCATACCAATAGCTTGACTCTTTAATACTCCTAAAGCCATATTTCCGAAAGCTTCTTTTACACTTTCAGTACCAGTAATAATATTATCAAAAGCAGACATCATATTATCTCCTAACGAATCCGTCACTGTATTAGCTAATTTTCCAGTATCAGATATATTACGTCTTTTATCCATAATGCGCTTACTTAGAGCAGAATCTTCTGCTTGTAAAATAGCTATATCTGTTTTTATAGCCTCTACTTCAACCGTCTTAGTAGGGTCCATTTGAGATAACTGAATTTGTTTTCTTGTAAGTTCTAGTTCTTTCTCTTTTCTCTCATTTATTAAAGTTTGTAGTTCTAACTGTTCTTTATATTTTTCTGAAACTAAAGAACTTCTCTCTGATAAATTATCTAAAATAGCTTGTTGCTTTATATCTTCTGCTGTGATTTTTTCTTTTAATTTAGACTGTTGTATTAAAGCAGCATTTCTTACTACTTCTTTATCAAATAATTCTTTAGTATCAGTAGTTTTCTTTTCTTCAGCTTTAGTTTTAGTATATCTACTAGATTCGTTAGCTGCCAAAGCATTATCTCTA